TTTCCAGTGGTGTGGTCAGGCCGATATCAAGCATCGAGTCTTTGATGATTGTGGCGACGCTGTCGCGGTATGCCTGCCCTTCCGCGCTGATGTGTGTGCGTCCCCGGTTGTGCCGGTAGTAACGGTTGTTGCTTGGTGGCCAGGGTAATGAAATGCGATATTGGCTCATGCTTTTATCAGCCCCTCTTTCATCCAGATAACCTGCGTTCGGGCCATTCCCTCCAGTGCGCACTCTTTCGCATACTCCGCATCTACCAGGCGCGTGCGGCGGTCTATTTCATCGTGACAGGATGAACAGGCGATAGCGGCGATCAGATCAGGCGGCTTAATCCCGGTCCCGCACAATCCAGCAATGCGGATATGGGCCAATACCGTGGTTTCAGGGTTGCCGTTGCAGACACCCGGGATACGAACCTGACATTCGCGACCGCGAGCTGCTTTGCGTAAATCAGCCATGGTTTTTCCTCCGGGCAGCGCGGCGCAGCCAGCGGACATCTGCCAGGTGAGCCGTATAGTGAAAGGTGGGGATATCGGAAGGCTTTACTTCAACCTTGCGCTTACGGCGCGCCGGAACACGGAAAATACCGCGCTCCATGACTTTGGCGAGAAGGCTGTTCATCAGGCCTCCTGCTTTTGCTGCAGTTGCTGATATTCGCAACCGTGTGGAATGGTGAGAGCCAGACCAAACTGAGCGCACCAGGCCTCAACTTTGGTCAGGAAGATGTGCATTTCGCCGGTATCAAGATCGGAGGTATGCCGAGGTTCCCAGGTTGTAGTTTTCTCACCGGTGATGAAGTCGGTGTAGGTCACCTCTTCGCAGCCGAGATAGGTCTTTTTGAGGTTGCGCTTAACCCACTCAGGAGTTGCGTCGGTACGTCCTGAGTTGATCAGGTATTCGCTGATTTCCGCGTACCACATGTGACTGAGTGCGTTCTGGCTCAGGCTGCGCTTTTCGCGCCACTCTTTGACCTGCAGGCGCAGGCATTTCCCGTCAGAGATCTGCTCCTGAAGAATCTTGCCTATAGCGCTGAAGTTGCCGCTGTGCAGCTTTATGCCGCATTGAGGGATGTTCACGCTTCACCTCCGCAGAGGTCAAACGCTGAATGCAGAAAATCGCCGGTGGCTTTCGCCATCAGTGACAGGGATTGCTTTAAGGTTTTGTGCGCCATGTGTCCCCACTTGGCGCCGGTCATTAGTGTCAGTTGCTCAGGCTGACGAGGTAATTATCGCCCGTCACGGAGATAAAAGCAAAATGAGCATATACGAGAAAAACCCCTCCAGAGAGGGGTTTGATTTCAACTGAAGGCTTTACGTTCTGCGGGGGGGGGGTTTAGGTACCTGTGAATAAGCCGGATAAATCTATTCCGGTGATGAATATTCAGTGAAACATTTCGGCATTGCATTTGAAATCTGCACTGAAAATGTCTTACCTACCCATGAGGTTATCTGGCAGGTGAAAAGCCATGGCTTTGGATAGGACAGTTTGATTTCTGCGTCCGGGCAAACCGCCCATACACCTCTCGCCAGCTTTTCCGTCATCTCTTGGCTTTGAGCCTTGATAGTAATGACTTCTTTACTCACCTTTCACCCCCTGCGGCCCGGCCGACAGCGGCATCCAGTGAGTCGCCGGTAACTCTCTACCGGAAATAACTGACGTGAAGAAACGACAATTTGCAGCAGAGCACTCCGTTTCGCCAACGTTAACTACCCCTCCCATTGCGGTAAGCACGATGTCGCCAACTTCCGGCATCTGTTCGCTTACCGGAATCCATTTACCCGGCACGGTGGCCGGTTCACTGCCGGGTGACTGCGGGGCGGCCGCTAGTGTGGAGTCAATGATATGCTGGCGCATCCAGTTAGCTCCACGCGCAAACACGTCTACCGGGTCTCCATAGTAATCGCCTATTTCATATGCTTGCTCTGCTGTCATCTCATTAGGCACTACCGGTACTACCGGCGCTGACTGCGCGTGGCGATAGAGCGGTTGTACATTCTCAAATTCAGCCATCCAGTAATGGCCTACCTTTTGGCTTACAGTTACCGCTGGTATGCCAATGTTGTTATTGTTGTGCATCCACGCCACAGGCTCGCTGTCCATTGCGGCCAGCGCTATGCGGGCCAATGCCGAAGCCTCACCGCATTGCACATGGTCAGTCTCGATAATGTTGAGTAGTGTTTCTCGTGAAAATTCGCTCATTTCCGGTCCACCTTAATTTTGCTGAGCGCCTCAAAGTGCCTGCGCATAGTTTCCTGTACTTCGGGATGCTGCCAGTTGGTATGGATACCGCCGTCTTCGTCGATGGTGAATTTACCGGCGTTCTCTTTGAGAACGCGCTTCAGGCGCTGCTCGGAACTTTCGATTTTGAACATCACTCATCCTCCGGCATCCGCTCGCTTACCGGAATCCATCCTTGGTTTTGCGCCGGGCAGCAATCGGATTGCGCCGGAGATTTGGTGTGCAGCACCTGCATCACCTGCAGCACCTGCACATTTTCGTCACTCCTGCAGATCGCTTCAGTTCCTGCACTTTTTTTAATTCCTGCCGCATGGTTGATTTGGTCATTGGTTGGCTCCTTCTGCATAACTGCCGTACCACCACCCATCATCGGATTTGGTAAGGTTAATTCTCCGGCTCTTTTCGCCTCTGAAAGAACCTTTCTCCTGACGAAAACTGGAACGTTAAATGTGTGGCGGACCCTACCAGTCAGTTTCTTTTGATAACCTTCGCCAGTTTTAACCCGGACCATTTCCCCCTCAATATCAACTTCCATTTCGATGCTGGATGGTTTCTTGTCGGTATACAGAGCCCTGGTTATATACGCTGTTCCCCGAGCCGTTATCGTTATTGATGGCCCAGTGCAGCGCTTATTACCACTCGTGTTTTTTCTCATTTCGATAATTGATACGAATGCCATCTACTCAGCCTCCCACTTGATTCCAGCGGCGGTAATCTCCACGGTAACGCCAGCATCAGCACAGGCCTCCTTGAGAGCCTCCAGTGGTACAACAACTCCCCATCCAAAGAGGTCGGCGTCGTCTACATGGTCTTTAGACAGCTTCACGGTGACGGTGCGGGACTCGCTATCCAACGGCGGCAGGTCTGGGGTTTTCACGCCAAACAGCGCAGCCAACGCGCGATAGTTCTGCTCGCTGTGATAGCGACCTTTGCAGCGGACCAGCTTTTCGGCTGCTGCGCGGATAGGTTCAAGTTCAGAAATCAGCTGCTGGCGCTCGAATGACTCCTGTGCCAGACCAGCATTCCATTCCCGCAATTCTTCAGTATAGCGCTGCGCCTTCTCCAGCGCCTCTACCAGCTCCTTTAGGTCTCTGGTTTTAATATTCATCTGAGGACTGAAATTGCTTACCGCGCGATGGACCTCAAGTTTCAACCTATGCGCCAGTTCGGTGATATCAGTTGTCATGCTGCTTGCTCCTGTTTTGGCATCAGCGCATCGCGGACGCTCTGGCGGTAGTAGTGGTGAAAGGCGAACGTCAGACCGAGCTTTGTTGGACGCTCCTGTTTACCCAGCAGTTTGAGGCGAGTGCAAATGGTCGTCGCCGTCCAGCCAGAGTGATAACCGGCGGCTCGCTTCATAACGGTTTCCGCCAGAATGGTGCGAAAGTCGTCTCGCCCGAAATTAGTGTTTTCGAATGCGGCGTTGATTACTTCGTCAGTGAGATGTGCATCGATAGCGTAGCTCATTTGTCGGCCCCCTCGCGAAGCTGCTTGGCGAAGTCGTCAGCAGCAAGTGCAACCCCTTTTGCTAAAGCGTCAAAAAACTGGTCATCACCAGGAATTCGAAGTTTTGCCGCGAACTCATCCACCCCATCAGCCTTAATCCCGGCTACGAGACGAGCGTAAGTAGGCATTTTCATACAGGCTAAAGAGCGAATGATGGCTTGCACCTCTTTCGGGCTTGCGTCATAGAGTTCATCAGTGATGAATACGGCGTTGTTGTGAATGTCTTCTACAACGCTTAACTCTGATACCAGCTGCTTCACCCAGTCCTGCAGGTCTACGCCAGCCGGGCAGCCTGAAAGCTCGCGGCATTTCTCAATTTCAGTTACCAGAGTTGCGTTACGTTCCGCCAACTGGCTTGGTGTTAATCCGTTTTCGTTATTCATGCCTGCGCTCTCCCGTAGACCGCTAAAATTCGTTTCATAACCGGGATCTGCCGGCACTCGTTGAAAATCTGATTGGTGCTCTTTCTGCCTGCAATTTCTTCTTCAGTGGCCAACCGGTAGTAAACCGTCCGCCACACCCGAGCTTCAGCTACCAGCACCCCTTGCTTTGCCAGGATATTTGCAGCCTGGTTGATGCAGGTATGTGTCATCCCGGAAGCCGCGGCGACATCTGGAGAGTTGCAGGTTTTATGCGTTTTCAGGTAGTTCAGAATTGCGTCTTTTCCTGTCATGACCGGTTCTCCCGATAGCTGTCCCAGGTAAACGAAATCGTGCAGCCGCCGCCGTCGTTCATGCGGTCGATGACGCGCTCACCGATAAACTGTGTCAGCTCATCCTTCGGCAGGTTGCTGATCAGGATCGTCGGCTTCAGGCGCTCGTAGCGGGTGTTGATGATTTCAAACATGATCATCTTCTCGGCTTCGCTGCCAAACTGCACACCAACCTCATCGACAATCAAAAGGTCTGGCTTCGTGAAGTAGCGGATCACCTCATCCTCAGTGCGCGTGGCTGTTTTTGACCAGGTCGATTTAAACTCCCGGGCAATCTTGAGCGCCGTCGTGAAAATGACTGAGCTTTGGTGGTGCTCAATCACATGACGGGCAATGGCCAGCGCAAGGTGGTTTTTACCGGTACCAGGCTTGCCACACATAACCAACCCACCGCCCTGCTGGAGGCGATCAGTCCATTTCGATGCGTAGGCCTGGCAGACCCGTAATGCTCGCTCAGAATCCTTCCCAACAGGCTTGTAGCTGTCCAGAGTGCACGTGGAGAAGCGCTCTGGTATGTCCAGCTGGCGAAGCAGCCTTTCTGCAGTTTGCTGGCGAACTCGCTTATCCCAGCGAACCTTTTCATCCTTCAGAAAATTCAGTTCGTCTTGCAGGCAGCCCGGGCAGCGTGTCGGCGGTGATGGCAGATTGATGATGCTGCTGGTCAGGATCCGCTTTCGCTGCTCATACTCGCCATGCTTTTCGCAACAGACGCGCTCGATAACCACTTCGCAATTCGGGATGTCTTCCGGTGGCTTACTCAGCTGATCAAGCATCCGCTCAATGGCAGTGATTTTTTCTTCCAGTTCCATGATCAGTCCCTCGCCCATGATGGGATTTCAGTCTGCCCGTAATCCTTCCCTGCGAAATTTTCGGCAACTCGCACCTGTTGACTTGGTTGAGGCTTGGCACCATTTGGCTCAAACAGGCCTTGCCAACCATTGGCGATGCTGCGGTTGATAATTTCTTCGGGCGAGTAACCGTTCAGTCTGCAGCGGTCCAGCAGGTTGATAGCCTGGGTGACCGTCTGCTGAGACTTGATCGGCTTTTTCAGGTCGCGACGATATGCCACCCATGACGACCAGATTTCTGCAGAAAGCCAGTCAGGCAACTGAACAGCTAACGCATCGAACGAAACTGCCCGGGGGGATTTAGGGGGGTTATTAATATTGTCTTTATTGTCTTTTGTAATAGTGTCTTTTGTGTGTCCCTGTTCTGGTGACAGCGCTGTAACCGTTTTGGTGACACTTTTTGTCACCGCCATAGGGACACTGTCACCACCGTGGTGACTGTCACTATCGTGGTGACAGTCTGTGTCACCACCGTAGTTACACTGAGGCCCCTTCTTGGTTTCAGGTAAAGCCCACTCATGGAGGTTTTTGTTAGGGCCAATGAGATCACCCTCTTCAACCAGAACATGCATTGAGAGAAGCTCTTTTTTGGCAACGTTGACCTTCTGACGTGGCAGCCTGGTCATCTTCGCGATCTGAGTATCAGCGATACGGTCCATTTTTTTATTGAACCCGTAGGTTTTCCGGCAGTATGCATGAGCTACCTTGGCCTGATTTTTGGTCAGGTTCGCACCGATAAGCTCTTCATAAAGCTCGTTCGCCAGACGGGTGTAACCATCGTCTGTGTCGGCCACACGTTGCTCCTGTATCCCCATATCGGCCATGGGGAAGTTGAGTATTTCTGCGGTGTTCATGCTTCACTCTCCCAGCCGGCCTCTTTCAGGAATTCGCGATAGTTGTCCAGGATGGCGCGCGCATCAGCTGGCAGTTCAATGTCAGTCTGATCAGCGACTATCTGGAGAAACTGGCGCGCCTTTGCTGCGCTAAACTGCGGCAGCGCCGCGCTGCGGGTTAATTTCGATTTACCTGACGCTCTGGCCTTATCCATCTGGCGAACGGCTACAGAGGCCGCCAGGGGGCCGTGCTCGCGGGATAAAGCAACCGCGGTTGTCGGGGATACTTCGCCGGCACGAACCATGCTGATCAGCTCTTCTCCGCAGGTCAGCAAATGCAGGTGATAGTCGACGTCGGACAGAGAACGCTTAACCTTCTTCGCGATCTCGTCCGGCTCCCAACCCTGGTTTCTCAAACGCTGATATGCAGCTGCGCGTTCCAGAGCAGTGAGAGGCTTGCCCTGGTTCCGGGTAACCATGAAGGCGATCCGGTCAGCTTCGTTCCCGACGAAGTCTTTGCACTCAAGACGGATGATGTCAGCGCCTGCTTTCGTCGCTTCAATGGCGCCGTAATAGCGGTGGTGACCGTCGATAACCTTCACGCCCTTCTCGGTAACCTGGACGTCCAGCGGAGGCACCGACTCGCCGGCGATAAACGCATCGCGGAATTCAGCGACGTGATCCTGGTCGATTTCGCGGATATTCAGGCCGGGCTCGACGTACAGTTCAGACAAAGGAACGGTGTAAGTTTTGTTAACCACCGTTCCGGTGCCGTTTTTGTCTTTGTGCTTGTAAAGCTGGTAAAGTGAACTCATAATTACTCCTGTGAATTTGTTCAGTTAATTCGCGTAGAAAGCCGTTAGTGTTACCGCACTGCGGCTTTCGCCTTTTACGCACTTCATCAGTCCCACCCAAGCGGACCAGGACGGCACCGCTCCGCACGTAAACCGATATCTGCCAGCGTCTCTACCGATTGCAGGTAGTGACGAGAAACTACAACCGCCTCTGGCGGAACAACCTGCAGGCCTAACGCTGATATTTCCTTCGCCATCTCGGCGTAATACCCCTCGCTCTTGCGGCGACTAATCGTTGATTCGCTGACCCCTCGCATTTCTGCAAAAACCTTTTGTCCAATGGATAAAAGCCGGTTTAACAAAATGCCTTCAATCTCAATTGGGTTGAGGATTGGTGGCTCTAACTTTCGGGCTATTGCATTCTCCATCTGTGATACTTCCTCTGGTGTTGTTTGGTATGGCCGCCAGTCAGGCGGCTTTAGGCTTGCTGACTTCCCGGGTCTGCGCAGCAGTAAACTGGCCGCCAGAAGCGAGAGCGATCTTTTCTGCGTAATTGGTCTCGTCGGTGTAGTCCGTTCTCGGCAGACTTCCGTTGGCAATCCACTTGTAAATTGCGCGCGGAGAGCAACCACAGGCTTTAGCTACAACAGGAACGCGAATCTTTTTGATGATTTCGCCAAGACTGTTAGGTGCCATATTTAACCCTCAATAATGAACTGTAAGTACATATTAAGTCGGAACTGATAGTTCACGCAAGTGATATTATGATTGAACATATGGTTCACGAAGAAAGAGCGCGAAAAGAATTTTCTCTGAGGCTAGCGCTGGCCTGCGATAAAGCTGGATTGATGCCACACGGTCGCCAGGCTGAGATCGCCAAGAGAATGAAGTTGACACCGAAGGCCGTGAGCAAATGGTTTAATGGGGAGTCAATACCAAGGAGGGGGACGCTCCAGGCTTTAGCGTCCCATATAGGCACGTCTGCATCGTACCTACTTGGCGATGCTGATGAGGACGGTATTGAGCCAGGGTCGGCAACTAATCGGAAAGACGTCTTTAGGGTTGACCTTTTGGATATCGCCGTCAGCGCAGGACCTGGGGTGGTAAACCAAGAGTTCGTTGAAATCCTCCGCTCTGTTGAGTATGAGCCAGCTGAAGCTCGCCACATGTTCGACGGGCGCAAGGCCGAGAACATCCGGATCATCAACGTCCGGGGCGACAGCATGTCTGGGACGATTGAGCCGGGTGATCTGCTGTTCGTCGACATCAGCGTTAAGAGCTTCGACGGCGACGGGATATATGCGTTCCTGTACGACGACACTGCTCACGTGAAGCGCCTGCAGAAGATGAAGGACAAGCTGCTGGTTATCTCAGATAACAAGAGCTATGCAGCCTGGGACCCGATCGAAAAAGACGAAATGAATCGGGTGTTCGTGTTCGGCAAGGTGATCGGCAGCATGCCGCAGACGTACAGGAAGCATGGGTAAAAGATTGTTTTTAATGAATTTAAAATAAAGGAAAATGATATGTCAGGAAAAGAATACACAATTCAGCCTAAGTTTATGTCTGCGACATCCATACTCATTCCGCCAGATAATACACAAGCTATGATTACCTTTTATAGTCATGAGTTTACACATGCTCCGGCTAATACAAACGCAGAAGGGCAGATGCAGATAAAAGTCGACTTGGTTCCTCAGGAATCAATTATTATGACCCCAAGTCAGGCCATCCTTCTGGCTGAGTCATTAATAACCGCACTGAAAGCTAATGGCTTATGGAAAGAATAACTCCAACTTCATCTCCATTTACAAAAAGCATACCTAGTGTGGTGATTACGGCAACTCTTGTTGGGGCAGGCGTTACAGCTTATGATGGGGGCGCATTAAGTTCTTGGGAGAGTCAAAGCATTCGATTGCCGCATGACTCATTTTCTGGATTTGATACTAAAATACACTTATCAGATGCGCCACCAGATCATCTATCAGCGGACGTTAAAGTGAGTAATTTTACCAAAGATGAGTTGAATGCAAAGCTAGCACAAAACAAAGCCGAAGTTGATTCGGTTGCAGCTGGCATGAAAACTGAAATGGCAAACTTCAGAACAGCTTACGTTGAGAGTTTTTCTGAAATATCAAAAACTTTAAGCCGTATTGAAGCTAAGGCAGATGCAACTGAAAAACGACTGACTCAAGCTCAGTGGATTGTTTCCCTGGTGATCAGTATTTGCGCCGTAACCTTATCTGCTGTCATATTTTTCTCGAACAAAAGTGCTCAACGTAACGATTCGAATCACAATATGGCTAGCCAACCCACCGCAACGCTTGAACAGAGTCACCAGGGCAGTAATGACCCCCTTCCCCCCAAGTCTAATTGACCCGGCCACCGTGCCGGGTTTTTACTGCCCTACTCTTCCCTCAGCATCAGCACGTCCAGTGCCAGCCCCACAGCCAAACAACCCCTACCAAAAACAAAACATAAAATAAATATACTTAAGTTCATTGACTTACATTGAAATGAACTATTACCAAATCAAAAATGTACTTTTGGTACTTTACATTGGTGAACCATTAGTACATCATTATCTCATCCAAACAACACCGGCAACGCCGGTCATTAGCAACAACGCTCAGCTGGCCGGCTTTAAGGCAAAGGTGAAGAGATGATCCGCGAAGAAGACAAGCCTGCATGGCGTAATTTTTGGTTAAAGGTCGTTCCGTTTTTGGTTGCTGTCCTTTTTTTTAGCTTCGCATGCTGGGGTGGAAAATGAGCAAAGAAAACAATGGCGGCCCTGCATATCCAACGCAATGGTACGAAGGTTTGACTGTTCGTGATTACTTTGCGGCAAAAGCGATGCAGGGATGGTTAGCAAGTTATCCAGAGGGAATTGAGCACCCTGCGACTAATCAACATGATTTCATTATTGCTGGGCTTTCTTACCTGATGGCTGATGCAATGTTGAAAGCGCGGGAGAAATTATGAGCAAACAAGTCATTCGTTCACTGATTTACTGCCTGCTGATCTGCGGCGTTATCTGGACAGCGTTGATTATCAAAATTCTGCACGCTACGGGGGTGTTCAATGGTTAGTCATCATTACGGGACACAGACCGTTAACCGCGGCGCCGTTCTCCCAGGGATGCTCGTTAAGCATCGGGAAAGCACCTGGACAGCATCAGCAAATAAACGCGGCCGCCTCTACCTGCATCGCGGGATTGAGCGGACTTACACAACCGACTTGCTGGTCGAAGTTTATCTGAACGGGTTGGGACAAGGTCTCAGCCGGTAATCGAAACGAAGAATTTAACTGAGCTATCAGGCGGCTTTCATCGCGCCGGGGATTCTTACAACCAAATTTCAGGAGCGAGCTATGAACGCATACCGCGCATATGACGTGATCGAAGAGAGTAAGTGGGCCGAGCAAACGCTCACCGAAGAGAAGC